CCCGCTTGACACGGAACACCCACCGCCCCCTCTCAGGGGTGGTGAAGCCGTGTTGGGTGGAGCAGGATGCCAAGCCCCCGAAAGGGGACCCTAGCACCCGGCGTCGCACCGCACGGCGATATTCTCCTGCCCAGACAACCTGGAGGGTTGTCTGGGCTTCTCTTACCTTCTCGGGCTGGGATCAGAAGGAAGTGGCATGGCACCTCCACAACTGGGTGACTAAGGCCCACCGGGTTCGCCCGGCGGCCGAGGTCCTTGGCTGTGTGAAGGCCCTGTGCCACTCTGTGCGCTCTGCTGCCCTGCAGCCGGACGACCCGGTGATTCACGTGCGTGGTATTCGCCACGCCGTGACCACCGCACTCGCCGAGCTTGCCAGGGAGCAACCCGCACAGGGGTTCCAGTTCTCTCGGGCCTCGCGAGCCCTTCCGGCTGGCTGCCGGAAGACTTGCGAGGCGGCGCTTCAAAAGCACCGAGAGACTGTGACCCGCCCTCTGATCCCAGCTGTCCCATCGGACTTGCTCTCCTCCATCAGCGAGTACGTGCGCAAGCACGCAGCATCGCGATGGCGGAGACCAGCTTGTCTGCCCTCTTCCCTCTCCGCCTGCTTCGAGTTGGCTGCAACTCGAGGCGGGATCGATGGCTGGCTTCGGGCGCGTGGAGACCGCCTCCTCAAGTCCCTCAACAGAGGGGCAGGAGGGGTCGGCGACCGCGCGCGGCGGATGGTGGGTCGGTCGGCTGCCGACAGCCTGGGCATGTACTGCCTGGGTCTTGTCGGGGCCGAGCCCCTTCCGTCCGTTGGCTCCGAAGCATGGGATGAGAGGCGTCGGGCGGCGGGCGTGCTCGCAGAGCGCGCTCGCCGTGACTACCCCGAGGATCTCCCCCTCTACGTGAGGGGGGTCCGCGAGGCGGTCCCAGCGTTGGAGTTGCGGGCGGTGGCGCTGCCGTCCCCGGGCCTCAAGGCTCGGGTGGTGGGCGTGCCGTCCGCGATCTCCTTCGCTGAGGGCGAGTGGATCCGCCGTGGTATGCGTACCCCTTGGGGGCCGCACCACTGGCGGACACCACTCAGTCCCGCCGACACCTCTACCCCCCCGGATCTGCTTCGAACGGGCCGTGCCTACGTCTCCGTGGACTTGTCCGCGGCGACGGACGGCCTCTCGCTCGACGCGATCCGGGCAGTCATCGATGGCTTCGTCAGCGCTGGTGCTATCCCTCGGGATATGCACTCGGCAGCGCTGCGAAGCATCGGATTGGGGCCACACGGAGCGGTCTGGGTTTATGGCCCAGACCGTCTCCGCATGGCGCGAGGGAGTCCGATGGGAACTCCCCTCTCCTTCCCTGTGCTGTCGTGGTTGAACGACTGGGCTTGCGCCCAGGCGTTCCCCCGATTCATCACTCATGGGGACGACGCGGTCGGCGTGGTTGTGGGACGCCATCCTCGGATGGTCGAGCACACCATGGCCGACTACGCGTCCGCCATCGAGTGGATCGGTGGGCGCCTGAATCGCGCCAAGACGTTCGTTTCGCGTGTCCATTGGACCGCGTGCGAGCGGCTTGGCGTGGCCATCGGGCGTCCAGCGAGAGCACAGGAAACCACGGTCCTGGCGCACACGCTCCCCGTGCCCTGCGGCTCCTTGCGGTGGCCCCTCCCTCTCGAGGGGGGGGTTCCCCGCTGGGCCGCGCGAAGGGCGGAGCGCGTCGCCAGAGTCCTGTACCCTGGGTCGCTCAAGGACCCCCGGTCGAGACTTCCCGTCTCGGTCGGGGGCCTGGGTTTCACAGGGTACGGGCTCAGGGTCTCCCAGGCCATCCGGTGTCGTCTCGCGGCTGCTTGCAGTCGCGGCGCCACGCCGGAGATGGCCGAGGCCCTGAGTGTGAAGAGACCGTGGAGGGAGATGGGATTCTTCCCCCGTCCGGTTCTCGCCGTCCCCCGGCGGAGTCGCGAGCTGCAGATCCAGATGGATTCTGTAGCTCGTCGGCTTCCGCTCGGCGGGGGAGACGAGATGTTGACAATCACGGAGGTGGTGGCAGCGCGGTGCCGCATTGCCGAAAGGCAGGCGCGGTACTTCGCAGGCTGCCACGTCCGTGTTCGGCCGGACGGGGGGAGACCCGAGAAGGGAAAGAGTCGCGCGCTCTTCCGACGCTCGCCAGTTCCTGGCCTTGCCCCCTTGGGGGTCAAGACAGGAGTGGCGGCGTTGGACCGTCTTGCCGCTGCCTGCAGCGGTTTGACGGTGAGCGTGCGAGGAGATGTTGCCAGCGCTGTCCGCGGTAGAACCGCG